TCACTAGGAACTGAGGCATCTAGAGATTCGCTCATTGATAAAATCCACTCCTTCTTTATGCACGATACTGTTTACATCGTGGCCTTCTGGCATTTGAATAATGTTTACATTGCCCAACTCTTTACTTATCTTTTTGCCAAACTCTAGCCCTGGCCCATCACCATCTGCTAGCACGATTACTGTATCAAAGTCATCTAGGATTCTTGTATAGAATGGCTTCCAATTGTTTGCACCTGGAATACCTACTGCTGGGTGATTAGTTTTAACGCTGAGTGTAATGCAATCTATCTCACCTTCGGTGACACAGATGTAGTCTGATGCTGTTAGTACTACCTGTGCATTGAACATACTGGTCTTTGCACCTGGCATACCCATGTACTTAGGGTCTGCTCCGTTCATTGCTCTGAACCTAATATCTACCACGCCTGATGGCGTGATGTATGGAATGGCTAGCCTATCCATGTACTGTTCATGACCTGGAAGAGCGTCCTTTACTACTCCCAAATGAAAGCGTTGAGCCTCTGCGACCGAGAGATTGCGTGTTGCCAGATACTCTGTTGCTAAATGTATCTGACTTGCGTACTGCTGCGCCGCCTGCAAGAGAAATTGTCTGTGCGAATTTGATAGCCTCACGATATGTGCCTCCTTCCTTTTGAATAATTAAGTCGTACACATCTCCACCTACACCACAGCCATGACATTTGAATCTACCTTCATCAAAGTTTAGACCTGCTGATGCATGACTGTCATCGTGGAATGGGCATTTTATTTTGCGCCAACCGCTGCCCTCTGGTGGCACGGTTGCGCCAATGTAATTTAAGTAATCTACAATACTATGTTTCGCTGCGTCCATGCATAGCCTGCTTAATTAAATCCAGCCATACTTTGGCTGGCATAGTGCAATACCATTCGTTGACATCTTTAGTTCCTTTTTTCTTATGGAGGACAACACCTGTCCAACCTTGGTCGTTAATCATTTCTATTTCTAATTCTTTTAGCCAAGTGCTAAGGTCTAATTTAATATGGTTCTTTACCTCTATGGTTACTCCATTGACTCCTGCTATGTCGCCTCTGTCTAGATGACTGCCTGCTAGTCTGCGTTCTGCATATGGGAAACCATTATCTCTTAACCAATTAACTGCTGGGATTTCTCCGCCTTGTGTACCTTTACGCTTGGCTGCACTACTCACACTATTCCCTCTTGTTGGTATCTGATTGCTACATCTTCTAGGTACATAGATTCTGGGTCGAATGAAAGACTAACATAGTTACTACCTGTTTGGTCTGCTCGTCCGTATCTGTTCTTAACTGGAGCCACACATAAGTATGTGTCATTTCCTTGTTTCATCTGACCAATTGTAAGGACCATTGCTGGAATCTGATTGACCATTCCTTGCACTGCACTGCGTGGCTGACAAGGATAGCCATCAAATCCCTCTTTAGTGTGGTGCAGTACTAAGACTGCTGCATTTGTATCTCTGGCTAGGTACTTAAGTTCTTTCATAACGGCACGCATTGCACCGAACTCATCATACCCATCCATTGCTACATCCATAAGATTGTCTACAACAATAAGGGTTGGACTCTTACCCCACACTGTTTCAAAGGCTGAGACTTCATCATCTAAGTCTTTGAGTGTAGGGCTAGATTCAAACGACCAGAACAAATGATTGTTCAGTTGTAGTATCTCATGTGATTTTGCTGGATTGTTTTTAAGTAACTGTTCTGCTGCTGCTTGTGTCATCTTGCCTGTCATGGCAATCAAACGCATAGCCATTGTGTGTGCATTGGTATCTGCTGAAAAGTAAAGTGTAGGATGTTTTGTTTTAGCAGCAATAGCCAATGCAACTGATGACTTACCTGCACCTGGAGTGCCTGCAACTACAGTTACCTCTGCTCTACGCAGAATAATTCCTGCTCTTTCAAACGCCGCAAAAGCGGGTGGCAATGGTTCGCCACCCACTTCTGCTTTGTTTATAGAGCGTCTAAGTGTTTTCACTTAATCTGTTCTGGAACGAATGTGTTCCATTCTGGTGACTGAACAACAACGTATTGGTTCTTACACTTATCGAAAGCACCCTTCGGTGCTGGACAAAAGTAACCTTTGTATGGCTTACCATCTTTACCCATACCTTGAATTGCTGTCATCTTTCCATGTGCGCATGCACGACCACCAATACTTGCTACTGGTGCTGGTGCTGGATGTGTATATTCTTGGGCAGGAACTGATGTTCCCCCTAGTGTGTCAATGATATTGCCACCTAGTGCTGCTGCTACTGACTGTGCCGACACTGCTGGTGCTGATGCACCACGCACTGCTGACTCTAGTTCCTGTGCTGCTGATGCGATTGCATGTACTGATAGTGCAACAATTTGGTCTAGTTCCTCGCCGCTTTCTGCTCGTACTGTAACCAAACTACCTGCTGCTGTCTTTACTGTGATACTGATTGGTGCTTCTGTGCTAGGCACTATCTTCTCCTTGCTCGAATGGAGTGGCTAAACCTTTTTGGTCTCGCCACTTTCTTACTTTCATTGCAAACTGTACACCTTTCCATCCTTCTTTGATGTCAATCCATACTAGTTTGCATGTTCCTGTCCCTGCTGGGGCATGAACAATAATTGCTTTCTCTTTATTGATATCGCCCCACGTACCGCGGGTTCCCGTATCCGACATATACGGGGACCCGTTAGCATAGATTGCTAACTGCATAGCAATGTTATTTGGGTGGTCAATACGCCCCGTCTTTAAGTCTGCAATAAATCTTTCGCCTTTATATTCAACAACTCTATCTGGTGTGCCTGCTATTTTAAACTTATCTAGCACTGTGAATTGTTCGATGTAAATCTTAGTAAGAATACTTGTTGCTGCTTCATAGGCTTTGATGTCTGGCATCCATTGCTCTGGGAATATACCTAACTCTAAACCTAAGTCTAGTTTTTCTGTTAGTGCATGGATTGCTGTGCCAATAGTGGCTGCTTTACTAGCGCCTGCTACTTCCATTGCTTCTTCAATGTAAGCATTAACTAACTTATTGTTATCTCCTGCTACACCAATGGCTAACAATAGGTCTGGCCTGCTTGTTAAACCTATTGCTGCCATACGCATTTTCCATGCTGTTAATGCAGAAGCATCATCTAAACTGTTAGCAATAGTTGTTGCACGAGTATAGGCAACTGGTTTGCCACCTGTAGGTGGGACAACTAGTGGTCGTCCGTATCTATCTCTTTCAATTTCTGTTGGCATTACTCTCCTTGTTATTAGTGTCCCGTGTCCGCGGATGGCGGGACCACCCATCCCCAAGTCTAACACATAGTAGAAATGAAAAAACACCTATGCATTAGATAGCGACTATGGATGTTGGTTACTCTCGTTCGATATCTTGTACTCGTACATCTGGGTCGTGCAACTCTAAGTCGTAGCCGCTGACTTCGATATTGTCCGTAATGTAATCTTCAACTTCCTCAGGGGAGGTAGCCTTGATTCCAGTAACAGTAACTGTAATCTCTACAGTTGCTGACCAGGTTGTAGTAAGTACATCTGAACCGATTGATTCTAGTAACTGATTCACGTCATCACGTGTAACTGTTACCTCATCTGAACCATCATCAAATGCTTCTGAAAAGAAATCATATACCTTGGAGCGTGTGCTAACAAGTTTTCTATATGCTTCTTGTGCTTCAGTAGATACTGCTTCATGCTTTCTTTTTAGATTTGCCTCACTCTTGATTAGTTCTTTGAGTGATTCTTCTGTGAAGTTGTAGACTGTGCCATCAACTGTGATTGGATTTAGGTACATCATTCTCCTTAGATTGAGAGTAGTTCTAGTGCTCGTAGTTTAATGCCATCATTTCGTCCTGCAAGGATAGAAATACTAGCATCTTTCTGAGAGTAGTGGTCAGCATATTCTACAACTGCTTGCCATAAACCAAACTCTGTGTTGCGAATGTTCTCTTGCGTTGGGCTATCTGAGTAGATAGCAAATGCTTTCTGCCGTGCATTGAGGGCACGGGATTTAGCATTCTTTTCACCTTTGCTGAGTAGGTGCATAGGTGATTGCTCAATCTTGGTAGGCAATGCCCATACTTTCTTGAAGTATGCGGTTGCTCTAGATATATCTGTCTCACGCTGGATGAGATGGTTAGCCAGGTCGCTATACATATCAATGCTTGAGTAGGTTAGGTCAAGTAAGTTTCGCATGTCAGATACTGATAGCACTGCGTTTGAAGTATGACGCAGCGTATAGGTATGTGCTTTGTTCTTGGCTCTAAAGATACGATTGATTTGGTTGGCACAAAACAATCGCTCAATGATAGGGCGTACTACTACCGATGATGAACCGTCATGACTAGTCTTGGCTAGTAAGAAGGCAGCATGTGGGTCGCCTTGGATTTCCATTTCTTTTGGTAATGACATGAGCATCCATACTTTTGCTCCGTCATCGTACTCACCTGCTGCTGCATAGCGAGCCTCGCCTGAATCAATCAATCCATCTAGTGAGCCAAAGACTTCAGAGTTCTGAAAGACTTTGTACTTGCTACCCACTACACCAATGACTGACTCTTTTCCTTGATGTGTTTTTATGACTGCTTGCTTCTTTGGTACATGCAAGAAGTCTGAGGTGTGCATGTCTGACAGGCTAACTGTCCAGTTAAGTCCTGCTTCTTGTGCTACTTGTGCTGCGCTTGTTGCTTCTACTGCTACGCCAGCCTTAAGCCAGGCTGAGCGGTTCTTCACTACATCTGCTGTAGTCATGTGTCCCTTTCTTTACCATGAAGCCTGATACTCGAAGGCCCATCCTTCGGGTACATCTTCAATGAGTTTACTTATCATTTTCACGGTGTTTTCAATACCGTAAAAATACCATTCGTCATACTCTGTGCTGCCGAAGAAGAAGCCAGAGCCTGTTGGTAGTAATCTATCTGCTTGACTGTGGTCTGCCAATACTATTTCACATGCATTCTTTAAGTCAATTAAAGAACTGCGAGGAACATAGATTGGCTGACAGTTGTCTTCTCCACCTGCTAGTTCTTGAATGAACCAGTTGTGGATAGCATTATCCTTGCGCCAGTATCCAACTTGGATAGACACTGATGCAAAGGCTAAGTTTTCTGGGTTGTATACCCAATCTGTTGCCCCCACAAGGGAGGTTAAGATTGTAAAGTCAGCGTTAAGTTTCTTATTGTATGTCTCTGGTTCCCAATCAATAGATGAGATGCTCTTGCGAGCATACAAATACATATCCAATCCCATGATTAAATACCCATACCTTCTTTAACCTTTGGGTGTAGTTCGTATGTCATAGCGGTTAACGCTGCTGCTGGCCAACCTGAACCAAAGACTCGACTAAGCAACTTTGCTAGTGAATACTGAGGGTCGCATTCCAATGCTTGGTATAGTACTTCTTGTGCTGTTTCATCTTCAATTGAATATAGATTTGCAGCCAAGATACTAGCAACTGGTGCAATGAACTCATTTGGAACTGTCTCCATAAAGTATGCAAGGTATGTATTGACCGATGCAATAGGACGCTCAGATGGTAGGCCCAATACAAAATCACGCAACTGGATATCTTTCTTTAGTCCTGCTGCTACCTCTGCAATGTGCTGCTCATCTGGTGCTGTATCTGAATCAATCTGAAAATAGATTGCATCTGTTAATCGCTTACGTTGTTCTAGCAGTTGTTCTTCTGCGCCGTTTTCATTGAGCAGTTCTGAATAGAACTGTTCTACTTGCTCTAGTGTTACTGTCATTTGCTTTCCTTTTCTTTTGTGTAGCGTTGGAGGGATTCCAACACATCTTGTTGTTGCTCTTTGCTGCATGTTGCCCATAGATAACCAAGTAAATAATGGATAGATAAATTATCATCTCCACTGTATATCTGTTTGGCTAACTCTTTTGCTTCTTTTAATCCTGGTGTTCCGACTGTCATTTACTTATCCTTAGTTATAGGTACTTTGCTATTTGCTTCATGGTTGAAGCGTTAACTGTTGTTTCATCTGTCATGCGTAGTATTGATAAAGCGTTTGTAATATCATCTACAATTTCTTTGTATTGATATTCACGAATAGAT